ATGCTTTCATTGATTATGTCAGGAGTGTTAGTGGAAAAATCTACGCTAGCGATGGCAAAAAACTAACAATTGAGTCATCGCTAGAAGCAGCAGCATTGATGTTTGGAGCAATAATTATATAACACTAAAAAGCACTGCATTTATCAGCAGTGCTTTTTAATTTAACAGTAGAGCTAAGCTAGTCAACGAAATCAATGGTAAATCTTTTTTACGTATAGCTTCGTTAATAATCGCTTTTGTGACATCACTCAATTTGCATTTTGGATTGTGGGCTTGATTTGGAAAAGGCAACAATTCAGTGTAATCAATAGATGGATCTTCCTTTCCTTTGAATCCATTGAATAGTCCAGCCCAGCCAATTGCATGAACTCTAGAGTCAATGTTTGACTGAGCCATGCGTAAAGATTCCATCTCAGTAATACATTCAAATACTACATAATCTGGCTGCTGCAAATAAGTTTCCCAGTCACTAAATCTTCTATCTTTGATTTGATAAGATTGAATACGCCAATACAGTTTTTTCCAATCTATTCCATCGGTAACGCTAGTTGAGTCTTGTCCTCCCCCGGCTCATCTTGTACAACTGTCTCTACAGATTCCCATCTGTTAGATTCATTTTGGAAGAAGTCATAAATATCGTTAATAAGAATTTCATCTAGCTGCTTAGTCATTTCTAGTGTCCACTCAGAACTTCCAAGCACATAGAAATAATTAGAGGACAAAAATCCAACACTGCCTGCTTTAATAGAAGCTGGTAATGGCTGCGTTTTAATCAACGTGTTATCTATTTCATAATTTCCTTCAGCAATAATGTAGCTACTGCCTATTCTAATGCCTTGCCTATGTGTTAAATTAACTGTTAATGGTTCAACTGTTAACTTCTTGTCATTTATGTTGCCATCTACAGCAACTTTGATTGGGTAAGCAACTCTATTCTTAATAATGATATGCGCTACAGCAACTTTAATATCTAAGTCAGCAGAGCCAATAAATGTAGACAAATCGTAAAATTCTTTGGCATATTCTTCCACAATTTGACTATTATCTAAGTTATCAATACCACCAAGTAGATTACGTGCTTCAACTGTGCTGATGCTTTTTTCTTTGGCAATTTTGTTAATTAGATTTGATGCCATTACGCTACCTTGCCCACGCTTTCTTTCGTGTTCAGATAGTTCTTGCCTCTCCCCAACTGTGATAGATTTTGTTTTAGCTAAATACAAATATCCAGATTCATCAGTTCCGACTTTGATAATTTCTGGTAAACTTTTTTTTTGAATTAATGGCAGCATGTTTATTACACCAATAATAGTTCAAACGAATCGTAGTAATCAGCAAATGTTTCTGTTGTAGCAACTAAAGCAACTGACTCCGGGACTTTGATAGTAAACGACACAGAAGGATCTGATATATCGTATACTTTTATGTTTCCTGATAATCCGCCCTTAAAAACTGCTGCTCCACACAATAATTTATTGCCGTTTTGTCTACAGTTTACCAGAATTGCTAGCACTCGTGTGTTATCAGTTAGTATTTTCAATTATTGTTGTACCAAATTAGTTGCACAATAATAATATCATGGATTAACTAAAAATGAAGGGAGGATGCCAAACAAAATCTTCACCTTGGAATAGTAAAGTAAAGCTAAATTTTTGAACATCATTTTGATTAGCTGGTAATGCCATAGATCCTATTTTAGCTATACCTTCAAATCGCTCGCCATTTGGCATTGTAACAGCTACATATACGTCCCTGCCAAATAGTTCACTAGAGAAAATACCAACTGGTTTTACTATAGTTTCTAATGCTCTGTCTCCTGCCAATGCTATGCCAGTAACATTACATGTTTTAGCTAATCTTACAAAAGCATTATTTACGCCTTTTCCAGAGCGAAAATTTGTTGTTTCTACTTGAGTTTCCTGAGAAGATAAATCAATTGTTTGCAATCCAAATAATGGCAAAATTCCTTCTATGGCTTCTGCTATGTCACCCTGCCGCAAAGAATAAGGTAAAGGATAGATTTTAACAGTTGTAGTAAATTCTTCTATCGTTGTGTCTTCTGTTAATATAATTTGCTTTCTGTATGTATTTATGCCGTCAGCGTCTGGATTAACAAAAGATAGAGAAGTGCCAGCAGGTAAGAATACATCAGTATAACTGCGCAGTTTAACAGAAGTAGCAGAGATGTTTGCCGTCTCTACTACTTCTATTTCTGTCTTAAATAAATCAGTAATAGTGCTGCCATCAGAATTAACGTCAAGCAGCAATATTTCTAAGCAGCAACTTCTTAGTGGTTGCGAAGTAGAAGCCATTTATCCCCCTAGCTTTTAGTAAGCCATACTAAAAATTAGAGTAAGGAGCAGTCCATTCGTAAATAGAACCTTGATACATTAATGTGAAAGAGTATTTCTTAACTTCGTTTTGGTTGGCAGGCAAGTTCAATGCCATGATTTTTGCAACACCAGCAATTCTTTCGCCATCAGGCATTGTTGTAATTGCATACACTTCTCTGCCAAGTCTAGCGTTATCAAAACCAGCTGCTGTTTTAACAACAGTTTCTAAACATTCATCACCAATTAATGCAATACCAGATACAGAGTAGCTTCTATTGAATCTAACAATTGCAGCTTCAGTTCCAGAGCCAGAGCCAAAGTGAGTAGTATCAACCTGAGTTTCTTGATTGTTCAAGTCCATTGTTTGAATACCACTTAATGGCAATAGCTTTGTAGCGCCAGCAGTAATATTAGCAGAGGTAGGAGAAATCAGAGTAGCAGCTGCGCTGGATGCTATTGGACGAAGTAACGGGGAAACTGTTAAGCTAGTAGTAGCTGCTGCTGCAACATCTTGAGTAATTACAACTTGTTGTCTGGATTTTCCTCCAGCAGAAAAGAAAGATAAAGCTGTTCCAGCACTAATTACAGTATTAGGAGTAAAGCTAGTAACAGCTAAAGTAGTAGCTCCTACTGCTGCCGCAGCACTTGTAGCAATAGTTACAGAAGGATACCCAGTAGAAGATCTACTGGCAGCACCGAAATTATCTAACGGCAAAAGCATCATCTCGAGAGAAAAAGACTGTAAAATCTGAGACGCGGTAGCTAAAGGCATGATTTATTCTCCTAATAAGAGTAAGGTTGTACCCAAGCAGCATTGCCTTGATACATTAATGTAAAAGAGTATTTCTTAACTTCGTTTTGGTTAGCAGGCAAGTTTAATGCCATAATTTTTGCAACACCATGAATAGATTCACCATCTGAGGTGGTTGAAACAGCATATACTTCTCTGCCTAAGAAAGCATTGTCAAAACCAGCTACTCTTTTTACAATTCTTTCTAGCGCTTCATCACCAATTAACGCAATGCCAGATGCTGAGTAGCTTCTATTAAATCTAACAATTGCAGCTTCAGTGCCAGCGCCAGAGCCAAAATGAGTAGTATCAACTTGAGTTTCTTGATTATTTAAATCAAGTGTTTGAATACCAGTTAATGGTGTTGGAGTAACACGAGAAATAAAAGTTAAAGCAACTGCGCTGCCAGTGGCACTTACATTTGCACTAATAGTTAAAGACGTATTACTTGCTTTTGACACAACATACGCATTAGTTGGTATTCCAGTGCCAGCACCACCAGTAACAAAATCACCAACTTCAACGTCGGCAAAAGAGTTAGTAGTAGTAATAGTTGATGAATTATTAGTCGTGCTACATGCCGTAATTTCTAAATTAGCGTGATTAGACACAAAAGGAACAATTGCTCTTCCTATTGGATTGCTTCCAAAAACGAGAGGACGCAACAAAGGAGTCACACTTAAAGTAGTAGCTGATGTCCCAACAACTTTGTCTTCATTGACAATTACTTGCCTCCTAAATGGAGCAGCAGTATTACCACTAAATGATAAAGAAGTTCCTTGGCGCAAAAAAACAGGAGTATCTGCAGTGCTTGATAAAACACTAATAGAGGTATCTCCAATAATTTGTGCTTGCTGCAACGCTAAAGTAGCAAAAGAAACTGTACGACTAGGTACACCATAATTTGCATCAAGTGGTAATAAAATCAAATCTAAGCTTGTATTCTGTAATATTAAAGAACTAGTTGCTAAAGGCATATAAATCCCCTATATTTCTTTCTTAATAGTTGCCAAGACTAAGTGTTAATGAAAATTGGATCTTTAATAAAAATAGTTGCCTGTTCTATAAATTCATTGCTAAATGGTATGTGTGTCAAAGACATAACACAATAACGTTGCTCTATTTTAGATATTGCTTTTATTAAATTAGAATCTCGCTTCCAGTTCTTAAGAATTATCTCCCACTGCTGCGGTTTATATCTTTGCCCAGCACTAGATCCGCCGGCATATCCAATCGGATTCTGACGTATTAAGCACTCCAATCCATTACTTACAGATGGTGGACTGCTTGTTGAACCATACACCCAAATACTAGGAGTACCATTGCTGTATACTCCTAACTCTGTGCTTAATAGCGTTCTTAGTTGTGTGTTTAATTCAGCTACATTCATGGCTGTATAGACATAGATTGAGAGTTTCTTAAATTTCCTAAATCAACAATATCTCTTGGAGACGTAACTGTAGAGCTATTTTTCCTTTTTGTCGTTGCATCCCATGCAAATATTTCAGCTTCTATAGTCTTCCTAAATTCACTATTAAGTTCAGTTGCAATGTCCTCAAACAATTCATCGAAACTATTTGCTGTACGTATTTTATCATTGAAATCTTGTACAATATCATAACGTCTTTCCTGTCCATTTAATCCTACGGTTCTCCAAACCCAGGGACGAGCAGGTAAATCACTTCCATCCTTTCTCGTACCGCCTTCATGAACAATAGGAGCGTAATTTGCACTCCAAGTATAAGTAGCAGTCTTAGGAGAAATATTAATATTTTTATTCCAAATAGCTTTCATAGTTTCCTGAATAGTTTACCTATAAAGTTGCCATTTTTAAAGTAACATAAATATGTAACATTTGTGTTAATGTGATGAATTTTGATGTTAACCAACAGCTGCTAATCAAATACTACGAGAGTAAAGACATAAAAATAAGAAATAAGATTGTAGAAAAAAATTTAGGACTTGTCTACTCTGTTGCTCAAAAAGTCCAGAAGTCTTGCTCTGTTCCATTAGAGGATTTAGTACAAATTGGGTGTCTAGGATTAATCCAAGCTATTGAAAGATATAATCCTGAAAAGTCTAAAAAGTTGTCCAGCTTTGCTGTTCCTTTTATAAATGGATATATGCTAATGTTCCTGCGGGACAAGGACAGATTAGTTAAAATCCCTAGGAATATCCAAGACATTTATCAGAAAATAATGCGTAATGCTAAAAAGAAAGGCATTACTTATGAACAATCAGCTAGGGACTTGACTATTTCAGAATTAACCGCCAAAGAAGCTGCGATAGCTCATGATAAAATTCACATAGAACTTCCTGAAATCAGTTACTTTGATAACTCTACTATCGATGAATTAGAGATAATACTAGCTAAAATTCCAAGCAAGCACGCACAAATACTTAGATTAATTTATATTGAAGATTATAAAATACAAGATATTAAGTCATTATTAAATTTGTCAGTATACCAAATTAAACAACTAGAATCTGAAGGTATAGAACTACTTAAAAATGTAGTCAACGATATTGTTGTTTGTCCTAGCTGTTTAAGCAAAAATGTTGTCAAGAACGGGAAAAGAGGAAATAGGCAGCAATATTTATGCAAAAGTTGCCAAAGTCAGTTTGTTGAAAATCCATTACAAATTGGCAGGCCTTCTTACGATGACAATGTCAAGATAACAGTCTTAAACGCACTTTCTAATGGCAAATCATTCGCATGGTGCAAACTCTATTTAGGTGTTTGCCAATCTACTGCCTATAACTGGCTAAAGCAATATAAGGTGGTAAATGGAAAATTACACAAAAACTCTATGATGGATTTTTGATTTTATTGACATACCAATTTAAGTACCATAAAGCTTTCTGTAAATCTTCATTACCATTCTTGTGTTCGCTTCTCCATAAGTATTTGATGACATTGCCTTTGATGAATCCTCTTAGCTCTTCCGGAGATAAAGCTGCTGCAATTGCATCAATGCATTCAACTGAACTTGCTGTGTAATGCTGTGGGTGATCTACGTTTGACATAATAAAAAAACCTCCTTGCGGAGGCCCCATTTGTGTTGTGGTGTAGCTATTGCAAGTTAGTAAGTTAGAGCTTACTGTTTGTCTTTTTTATCCCGTTCGGGATAATCGTAATCAAACATAGAATTTGCCTATTGCTTATCGAATAAAATTAATATAGCATCCTATTTTATCCCTGTCAATAGTTTTCTGAAAAATTATTTAGACTGCTGTTGGCAGCGTTATAGTACCTCGTATTAACGTACCTCTTTTAGTTGTGTAAGCATTTATTCTGTTCTGTGTAATAGCTATGAACTTCCAAG